TTATAAATCTTCAGGCATGGGGATGACAAGGATAGACTCACTACACCGGATTCCGTAGAATACGTCACGAACCCGCCCCTGCTGGGGTATCAGAATACCCTTTTCTACCAGATCTTTTATATCGCGTGCTGCTGTATCCGGTGATACCTTTACACGTTTTGCCCAGTTTTTAGCCGTCAGTTTGCCGGGATAACCGTCCAAATATAAATTCAAGACTTCACGTTGTCGTTCGGACAGGGCTGTTTCGGCATGGGTTTGCCAGAATATGGCCTTGTTAAGAACATTCGACAATGTTTCGTCGGATTGCTCGACGGAACGGAGCAGGCAGTCAAGATACCAGATAATCCATTCAGTAATTTCACAATCTCCCTTCTGCGTTTTCTCCAATATGTCGTAATACTGTTTTTTATCCTTATTTATCTGATGGGAGATACTGAAGAAACGCATCTTTGAGTCTTCAGCCTGTGAAAGTGCCATATCAGCAATGGCTCGTCCGATTCGTCCGTTTCCGTCATCGAAAGGATGGATACAGACAAACCACAAATGGGCTATCGCCGATTTGACATAGCCGTTATGTACATCTGGATTGAACCAGTCCAGAAACCGATTCATTTCTTTGTCTATTCTTTCAGGAGCAGGCGCTACATAATGTACCTTTTCCCGACCGAACATTCCAGAAATAACTTTCATCTCTCCACTGCGGTATCGGGCTACATCTATTTTCGTTGGACCGCTCCATCCGGTAGGAAACAGGCAGTTGTGCCAGCCAAAGAGTCTTTCATGGGTAAGCGGACTGTTGAAATTGACAGTTGCATCAAGTGCCATTTCCACTACTCCGTCTATATATCGTGAGGATTCGGTCGGATTCGGTAGTTGTACTCCAAGTTTGCGGGCTACAGATGAACGTACCTGCTCATTGTTCAATTCCACTCCTTCAATTTCTGATGATGCAATGATGTCATGAGATATGGATTCAACTACGGCAGACATCTTGTCGTTAAAACCGATTACACTAAGGCGTCCCATCAGATAACCGACAGCTTTGTTTACCTTGTTCAGCTTCTCACTGACAAGTTCCTTGTTCCACGAAAAAGAAGGCCATTCTTTATGTTCATGTATATACATAGGCATCACTGTTTTCTGCAAATATACGGTTTTGCGGATAATTAACCGCAAATTTTGCGGCTTATTATCCGCATGAAATAGTGAAATCAATATTTATCAGCATTTTAGATATGCTTGACTAACTCTTGTGATTTTACTTTGTAAACCTTAAATAATTTATAGATTAAAGTTTCTTTTGATTTATTTTTTCAGAAATGAATTATTCGTATGCATCAGCTAATCCAGACTCGACATCTTCTCTAGACCAACCATCATAATATGCCCGTTCGTCTCCGTATGGGGCACTCCAACTGTCTGAATCTATTGTATTTTCTTTTTCATACTCCCAAGAAGTTGTATTAGAAAGTTGTTTAGATGATTTTTCCCTGTGTCTTTTATAAATACTTTTTTCAAAGTTTGTTTTTCCCGTATCTTTTTTTTCATGTAGAAGCAAAAAGAGAGAACCGGCACTATTAATAACTACTGATATAACTGGCGCGATTGGCTTCCATTTTAATGCAACATACCCAGTGTGGCACCCGTAAGAGAAAAATAGTTCTTCTGTCTTTGGATTTACCTTTACATCTATACGTGTACAATTAAAAATAGCTTTGAAATTTTCTATCGTATATGTTGCTATATACTTTAAACCGCTAAAAACAACACGTTTAGGAAATATACAAAGATTTATAAGAACCTCTTTATTTTCAATGAAAGCTTTAACCGAATGTAGATAACTTTCATTAAGAGACCATATCTTATCATATTTTATAGGTACAATGACATTACCATCTGTATCTATAATTCCCCATTCGTCTTTCCCGCTTATTGTATTATAGCGTACAACCCGAGCATATCCACAAACGAATTGTGGGTCACACCAAGAATATAAATCAAACGGTACTATGAGTTTATTTTCTTTATTTATGTAACCAAGTTGGGACTTATTGTTTTTGACGAGAGCTAAACCACAACTGAATGGATACATTTCCTTATATTGAGGAGAAATAATGACATTGTCATTACAATCTTTCAGGCCGTAAAGTTCGTTTTCTTGATATATTATTAAATCAGAATTTGCTGTCATATAACTACATGTTTATATACATCACAGGATTTTGTCTGTTACGTACGATTTTTGATATATCTTGATTCTGGTAAGGAGAATCAAATATTTGTTCTCCTTCAAACTCCCATCGTCCTTTGTATTTCTCACATTGGGTAGGAAACCAGTGATGCGGCTTGAAGATTCCAACAATATAACCACAACAAATTGCAAAAACTAAATCTGCTTTCTTGGCTCGTTGACCATTTAATCTCCAATATTTGCGGGTACATTCATATAAATTCGGACGTTCACAACCCAAATATGTTCTGCTTACATTGAAACAGATAATTCGTTCGTTTTTATGGTTTACAAAATCTCCATAATCTTTGAAAGGTTCAATCATATTTTTAATATTTACTTCCAAAGGTAATGATTTATCACGATAAACTTTATATAATACTAATTTAAGAGAGTTTCGCGGATAATTAACTGCAAAATTTGCGTCTTATTATCCGCATGAAACACTGAAATCAATATTTATCAGCATTTTAGATATGATTTATGATTACCATTCATTATGCAGATAATCATTGACTTTTCAGATTGGAACAGTCTGCTTATTATATACTCACGTAATTGTTGGGCCGGATAAGTATTAATCTGAAAGGCAAGCGCAAATATCATTTCCAGGTTATAGACTACCTGATACCCCTCTTTTAACGGAATACGTTGTTCTGCGGTGAATGGTTGCAATATCCCAAGTTTATATATTCTTCTTTTCGCAGCCCTTAAAGTCGGTGCAACTACATTGAACAAGCCGACAAGTTCGGCTTCGTCCATACGAATCTTATCAGGATGAACAGCAGGAATAACAATCCTGCCGTCCTCCATATGGATAATTTCTCTTTTCATAAGCTACAGACAATTTGAAAGTACATCCTTTACATTATTCATATCTTTCAGAATGGAACTGTCGAGTACCCTTGCATAGTGCTGCGTCATCTTGATATTGGAGTGACCGAGCATTTTGGCTACATTCTCAATGCTTACCCCATTGGCCAAACAGACAGATGTGGCGTACGAGTGGCGGGCGGTGTGTGTAGTCAGGTTCTTCTTTATCAGGCATAGGTCTGCAATCTCTTTCAGGTAGCTGTTCATCTTCTGATTGCAGGGGACAGGCAGCAATACTCCTTTCTTTTTGCAGGCAGGATAATCTGCATATTTTCTCAGGATTTCCAAAGGAATATCCAGTAGCGGAATATTGCACATGTTCTTTGTTTTCTGACGTGGCTTCCTGATCCACAGGTTTTCGTTGTTGTCTTTTACGATATGCTCAGGGGAAAGTTGTTGCACGTCGATGAAAGCCAGACCGGTGAAGCAAGAAAGAAGCATCTAAGCAAGGGGGATAGGAATGAAGAGAATCAAACGCAACCCGTTGTAAACAAGCGGTTTTGCAGTTGTTTGCCATTACAGCCAAACAGCAGGGAAAGGCAGGATAATGCAAGGTTTCCGCTACCAAGTCATTACCTGTTCCGCTACCTGCCTGAAGCCTGAAAAACAGCGTTCCTAATGCTTGTAAACAAGCATTATACGTGCGACAGGGGCTTCAAATCCGCAGATTTAACAGCGTCCGTTCCGTTTGCGCCGTTCTGCCCCGTTTCCAATTCTGTCGGTCGGCAATGTATCACTAATATTGCAACCAAAAAAGTTATGGCAATGAAGACAGAAATGAAAGTGCTGCTCTACATCAAGCGCAGCGGACAGGACAAGGACGGACGGTCGCCCCTCATGGGCAGGATAGCCGTCAGGGGAAAGAACAACTCCATCGCGCAGTTCTCCTGCAAGTTCAAGGTGGACGTGAAGCTGTGGAACGCCACTTCCCAACGATGTACGGGCAAGAGCCGGATGGCGGTCATGGCAAACCGAGAGATTGAACGCACGTTGCTTCTACTCCGCCAACGGTTCAACGAACTGAAAGACATCAAGGAGGTTGTTTCGGCAGAGGAAGTGAAGAACGCCTACCAAGGTCAGGCTGAATCGCAGGACACCATCATGAAGCTGTTTGAGGAACACAACAGCGACTACGCCTTGCGCGTGGGCGTGAACCGCGCCGTGAACACCTATTACCAGTACACGAACACTTACCGCCACCTTGCCGTGTTCCTGAAATACAAGTACCGTCTTTCGGATATGCCCGTCAAGCAGATTGACAGTACTTTCATCGAGGATTTCGACATGTACATGCGCACCGTCAAGCGGTTCAAGCCAAGGACCATAGTCGGGCATATCAACCGCCTGAAATGCGTGATGATGCTTGCCGTGTTCCGTGGCACCATCCCTTTCAGCCCGTTCAAGGGTTACAGTCCGCAAAAGCCGGAGTTCAAGCAGATGTACCTTACGGAAGAGGAACTGGCCAAGTTCGCCAACATGACCTACGACACGCCCAACCGCAACTTCACGAGGGATATGTTCCTGTTTTCATGTTGGACTGGCATCTGCTACTGCGACATGAGGGCGTTGACGGAGAAGAACCTCGTGAAAGCGGAGGACGGAAGCCTGTGGATTCATACAGAAAGGCTGAAAACGGGCACTCCCGAATGTGTCAGGCTGATGGAGATACCACTCGCCATATTGGAGAAATACAGGGACATGGATGCCAACGGGAAACTGTTGCCCATGCTCACAAAGGAGAGCATGAACCGCCACCTCAAAAAAATGTCGGTAATGTGCGGCATCAACCGCCCGATTTCATTCCATTGTGCCAGACATACCTTCGGCAGCATAATCTGTTTATCACAAGGAATACCCATCGAAACGGTAAGCAAAATCATGGGGCACAAGCATATAAAGACCACTCAACGGTACGCGAAAGTCACGCAGGACAAGATAGACCGTGACGTGGACAGGCTGGGCGAAGCCATCGAAGGCAAGTTCACCCTGTACGGGATTGATTCGGCTCCTTCCCCGATTCATAAGGACATCACCCGGCGCAGGGTCAACCCAAGTTGGAAACAGGCGGTGGTCATCAAACAAATGATGGAGGGATAGGCCATGCGCAGCACGTTCAAGCTATTATTTTACATCAACCGACAGAAGTTGAAAAAGAACGGAAAATGCCCTGTCATGGGACGTATTACCCTTGACGGCAAGGTCAACCAGTATTCCACGGGGCTGGAAGTCGAGCCTGCGTATTGGGACGCTGATACGAGCAGGGCTTCCACTGACGGACGCAAGGAAAACCTTGCAGGCGAGAAGAAAAAGGAATTGGTACGGTTGAATGATGCCTTGTCCGCATTGGAAGCCAAAGCCCGTGCCGCCTACAAGGAGAACGTGGACATTTACGGCTTCGTTTCGGCAGAAATCATCAAGAACGCCGTAACGGGCAAGTCGCAGGTAAAAGAGACCCTGCTCGCATTGATGGACGAACATAATGAGGAGTATGCCAAACGTGTGGGCATCGACAGGACAAGGCACACTTATATCCGGTACCTGACCACACGCAAGCACATCCACAATTTCATGAAGTACAAGTACGGCATGGAGGACATCCCGTTGCGCTCGCTGACCATGCGCTTCATGACCGACTTCACGTTTTACCTCTCCACGGTGCTAAGGCTGAAAGTGTCGGCATACAACGACTACCTCATCCTGCTGCACAAGATGACGCGGCTCGCCTTGAAAAGGCATATCCTCAAACGCGACCCGTTTGCGGGGCACAAGATAGAGAAAATCACGGTGAACCACCGCTACCTGACAGGCGAGCAGTTCGAGAAACTGTTGAAAGCCAAGCTGCCCACGTACAGGCTGTGCCATACGAGGGACTTGTTCGTCTTTTCGACTTTCACGGGCATCGGGAGGGCGGATTTGGCGAATCTGACGGAGGACAACATCATCACGAAGGAGGACGGCAGCAAGTGGATTCACATCGCCCGTCAGAAGACGAAAGCGGAGTGCCACATCAAGCTGCTGGACATACCACTACGCATCATCGAGAAATACCGTGGCGAGGGAAAGGACGGGAAACTGTTCTTCGTTCCGCAGACTTCGAGCCTGTGCCGTAACCTGAAGATGATAGCCGAACAGTGCAATCTGGGATGCCATCTTACCTACTATATGAGCCGCCACTCGTTTGCGACCCTGATTTGCCTGAACAACGGCGTGCCGATAGAAACCATCAGTAAGATGATGGGACATTCCTCCATCCGCACCACGCAAATCTATGCGGAAATCACCAACCAGAAGGTGAGCCGTGACTTGGCTGTATTGTCCGAGACCACCAAAGGCAAGTTCTCCCTGCCTGACGATGGGATGCCCTCGCGTGTGTTCAAGTGCGGCAATTACAGCGGTTGGAAAAATGAATGTGAACGTAATTCAAACAATGAAAAATGATGCAAGTATGGAAAGAGGAATAATCACAATCACTGAAAGTGGGGCGGTCATGATGCCGACCGCTCCCGTCTGGATGACGCAGCAGGAGATGTCCGATGCGTTCAATGTGTTCGGCTGCTATATTCGTAAGGCTATTGCTTCCATATACAAGAACAATGAATTGTCGGAAGAGGAAACGGTGCGGCACGTCAGGCAGGACGGCAGGATTTGCTATGACGTGTACAGCCTTGAAATGGTGGTTGCCGTGGCTTTCAGGTTACGAAGCAGGGAAAGCATGGCTTTCCGAAAGTTCATCATGGAAAGGCTGTACACAGCAAGCCGTGAAAAGCCTGTAAATTTGTTCTTTTCGCTGTCCGTAGCCAGCCCACGGTGTACGTGTTAGCTGTATAACATTACACAAAGAAAGCCGATGGCGACAAGTGAATTGTCCGACCATCGGCTTTCTTTGTTTTTGCACATTCAGATTTACGTATCCAAGCGGTATGCGTTCCGATAGCCGCTCATCACCATCTTTTCGATGTCCGATTCCTTGTACAGAATCTTGCCGCCCAACTGGTAATAGGCAATCATCCCGTTGTTGCGGTAGTCCTGCAAGGTGCGTCGGCTCACTTTGAGCCATGCAGACACCTCCTTGTCCGTCAGGAACCGTTCGTTACTTGGCGAAGCCTTGTGCTCCGCGTCCATTCTTTCGATGCCTTCAAACAAGGCATCCAGTTGTCCGATGAAGCCGACCTCCAGTTCACGGTCGGCAAGAATCAAGTCGTTCATAATTTACAGTGGATTTAGTGGTTGTACATTGTGTTTTCTGATTAGATGCTACAGCCACGATAGGCTGCATCCTTACGCCTGTCCTCCACGAGCCGGACGATGCGTTGCACGTCCTCCGGCTTGTAGAAAATCTTGTGCCCTATCTGCGAGTAAGCCAGCGTACCGTTGTCGCGGAGCGTCTGCAAGGTTCGCGGACTGATGCGCAACTGTTGGCAGACCTCTTGGTTGTCCATCCAACGGCTGAGCCGTTTTCCCTCTCTCTTGCAAAGGATTTCATTCACCCGGTCGGACAGGCGGTTGAGCTTGCCGACCATTTCCTCATACTTGCTTTTTGAAATGATTACTACTTCCATACTCATTATATTTACTGTTTGTTCTTCTTTTTGTCTGCAAAGTAAATCCGTTGTTCGCTTGAAACAATGGATTTGCAATGAGGTGGCAGCTTGTGGCAGCAAGTGGTCGGGAGTGGCGTTATCCACTGAACCCGTAACGGCTGCTTCAAGTGTCCGTGCTGCAAAGAAAAGCGAAGTCAGGCATAATCTGATCGCTTCGCACCTGCGTGGCAGCATTTGGCGTCGGTGTGGTAACCTGTGGCGTTCTTCGGATTCCTATACTTCTTGAAAGGAGCTTCATCTGTTTCATACCAAGCCATGTCCTTAAATCTGTTCCAACCATTCCAATTAAGCCCTTAAAAATCCTAATGCCATTTCTTGCACTATGGCAAAACGATGCAGCACGAACCGTTTCGGCAATGCGTAAAGTGCAAAACCATACATTGTTGCCACAGCCAATCCATTCGTTTGACTGCCTGCAATACAGGCGTTTCCTTTGCAACCGATAATCGGTCAAATGTGCGCACAACGACCCACATTGTTAAACATTTAATTCAAACAAGTATGAAGAAAAATTTAAGCAGCCAAAGTATAGATGCAGCATTGCAGGATTTTTTAGGCAACAAGCCGAGTATGGAAACCCCGAAGCCTGAGCCCCAGCCTGCCGACACACAGGAACAGCCGGAAAAGGCAAGCGAGATTGTACTGGAACAGGTCGGTGAAACCGCGCAGGAACAAACGGACGAAACTCCACAGGTGGTACGCCGCATCAGCAGCAAGCAGCGACGGGCATCATTGGAGGAGTACAAGGAAACATTCCTTCCCGTTCCGGTCATCGAAGACCGCAAGCCCGTATTCCTTAGCCGCAGCACGCGCGACGCCCTTGACCGCATCGTCCGTATGTTCGGCGAGCGCAGGATGAGCGTGTCTGGACTGGTGGAAAATATTGCGCGGCAGCACCTTGACACCTACGGGGAGGACATCGAGGCATGGCGTAAACTCTGAGAATTAAGAAGTGGATTGACGGGGTGCAATTCAGAGTTACCCTGAATCTATCCAACGGAGTTTTGAGGGGAGCAAGTTTGTGTTTCGGGCATACCGAAACCGCCTGCTCCCACTCGTGAACTCCGTGGAAGCTACATCCCGTTGGTCTAACCAGTAATCACATTCCAATCAGTAGAAATCAATTAAAAAACAATGGAACAGAAACGGAAATTTGACAGAAGGAACAAGGGAGGCCGCCCCAAGAAAGGAGCGGCAGACAAGCTGAAATACCGCCTCACGGTGAAGATGGCGACATCGGACTACTACACGCTGAAAGGCAAGGCTCGGAGTGCGGACATATCCGCCGGGGAGTTCCTGCGCCGTTGCATGAGGGACGGGCAGGTGAAGGAGCGGCTCACACCGGAGCATACGGATTACGTCCGCAAGCTCTGCGGCATGGCGAACAACCTGAACCAGCTTGCGCACAAGGCGAACGCCACAGGCTTCGTCACGGTAAGAATGGAGTGCCGCATACTCGTGGCACGGATTGAGGAATTGCTGAATTTAATCCTCTTATGACAGCCGGATATGATAGCTAAAATCGTAAAGGGAAGCAGTTTTAGGGGTGTGGTAAACTACATTCTTGACAAGGGAAAGGACGCTAAAATCCTTGTCTGCGACAGCCTTTTTGTCGAGGACAAGGACACGATAACTATGAGCTTCGAGGCGCAATCAAAAATGAATCCAAAGGTTACGAAGCCTGTCGGACACATCTCGTTGGCTTTCCATAAGGAGGATGAACACCGCCTGACCGACCGCGCAATGGCTGGAATAGCGTTGGAATACCTGAAGGAAATGGGAATAACCGACACGCAGATTCTCATCGTACGCCACTTCGACAAGGAGCATCCGCATGTGCATATAGCGTTCAACCGCATTGCCAACAACGGCAGGACAATCAGTGACCGGAACGAACGGATACGCAGCGCACGCATCTGTAAGGAGATTACAAGGAAGTACAGCCTTTATCTCGCCAGTGGCAAGGAGCGTGTGAAGCAGCACCGCCTGAAAGAGCCGGACAAGACCAGATACGAACTTTATACTATCCTTAAATCGGAGGTTTCAAGGTGCGGAAACTGGCGACAGTTAGCCGCTAATCTGAAGAAACAAGGCGTGGAAATGCGGTTCAAGTACAAGGGCAAGTCGGACGAGGTACAAGGTGTAGTTTTCACCATGCACGGCTATTCGTTCAGCGGTTCCAAGATTGACAGGCGGTTCAGCTATGCCAAAATTGATACGGCATTGGAACGGAACAGGCACAATGAACGGCAGGAAATCATATCATCGCCGTATCGTGAAGAACTGCCTATACTCTCATCCGAATCGAGGGGCAACGATGATTTGTACAGCAGTTCGATTGGTCTTTTCATGCCGGACAATGCAAACGCTCAGGCGGATGAAAACTATTTTGAGGAAGAATTAAAACGCAGGAACAAGAAAAAGAAACAACGTAAAATAAGATTCTGAATATGGATAATAACGAAGTATATGCGCTCTTTGAGGACATCAAAAATGGCTTAAAGGGCATCAATGACAGATTGGAGAACGGTCCCAAAGTAAGTAACGGTCAATCAGGAGAACAAGCTCCTGCAATGGATTTGGCTTCCATAAAGGACTTGTTCGACAGTTCCGCAAAGGAACATCAGGCACAGACCAAAGCCATGCTGACCAAGTTCGGGGAAGCGGAAGTAAAGACATCGAACAGAATACTGGGCCTGTTGCGTGATTTGAAAGAGTCGTTTATTACTAACTCGGAAGAACGGAAAGACGAGCCGCAGAAGCATATTCACCGCCACTGTTTTGACATCCGGTCAAGCAAGGTGTTTTCTCTTTTGGTTGGCATGGGTATCGTGTGCAGCCTTTCCATCTGGGGCAACATCGAGCTTTGGAAATCCAAGCGTCAGTATGCGGACGATGCGTTGAAGTTCCGCGTCATCCGCTCATGGGGTGGTTGCAATGCCAATCATATCCTTTGGCTGAATGACGTGTTCGACATCCACCGCAACGAGGAAACTATCGAATGGATACGGCAGGAGGCTGACGGCTACGACAAGGGGTTAAAGACTTTGTCCGACAGTCTGATGCAGGAGAAATTGAAAGTGACACGAATGAAGAATAACAATAACCAAAAGTAACGTGAATGGCATCGGTAAAAGTGAAATTCCGTCCTTCTGCCACAGATGGCAGGGAGGGCAGCATCTACTATCAGGTGATACACAACCGCGCGGTCCGCCAGATTACGGCAGACCTGCATGTACATGAAAGCGAGTGGAACGCTGGAACCTCGTCCGTAACGATTCCCACTTGGGCTGATGTGGACAGGAAGCATCACCTCCACATGATTCAAAAACATATCAGCCGTGACGTACTGCGGCTTGAGAACATCATCCGCGACCTGACGCTCAAAGGTGTCTGTTCGGCAGATGCCATTGTGGACGTCTATCGAAAACAGACAAGCCTGCAATCGTTCTTCAATTTCATGGATTCCGTCATCGGACAACTGAAACGCCTGAACAGGGAACGCACATCAGAAACCTATGCGTCTGCTTTGTCCAGTTTCATGCGTTTCAGGCGGAACAAGGATATACAGTTAGACGACATGGATGAAGACTTGATAATGGAATACGAGGCATGGCTGAAAACAAATGGCGTATCCCTGAATACCATATCTTTCTATATGCGCATCCTTCGCGCCACATACAACCGTGCCGTAGAGAAGGAACTGACCGCACAGAAACATCCCTTCAGACATGTCTATACGGGAATGGACAAGACCGTGAAACGCGCCATATCCCTGAAGGACATCCGGCGCATCAAGGAACTTGACCTGACGGGAAAGCCGCATTGGGAACTGGCAAGGGATATGTTCCTCTTTTCGTTTTACACCCGTGGAATGTCGTTCATCGACATGGCTTATCTGAAGAAATCCGACCTGAAGAACGGCATATTGAGTTATCGGAGGCACAAAACGGGACAGCAGTTGCACATCAGGTGGGAAAGCTGCATGGAGGAAACCGTGGCGAAATATGCCGCAGGATGTTCCGGTGATTACCTGCTCCCTATCCTGAAACTGCCTTCCAAGAAACTGCGCAGCCAATACAAGAGTACGCTGTTCCGCATCAACAAGTACCTGAAAGAGATTGCCCGGCTGTGCGGCATTGCCGCACAGCTTACCATGTACGTGAGCAGGCACTCTTGGGCAAGCATCGCCAAAAGCAAGAACATACCAATTTCTGTAATCAGCGAGGGTATGGGGCACGATTCGGAGGAAACCACGCGTATCTACCTCGCGTCATTGGACGGTTCGGTGATAGACAAAGCGAACTTGCTTATTCTGAAAGACTTGTAATCGGAAGTTGTTTGGGAACAATGACGGTACTTCTGTCGGGAGATACACTATCGGATGCAAAATTACACATTTTTGTGAAAAATGGGCAGGTTTAGTCTTGCAAAAATGACCTATGAGATGTAAAAACAGCACAAAAAGAGCAATTGTTTTATAAGTAAAGAAGAAACCTGTTGAATATCAGGCATAATCCTCGCCCGACAGGAGATACACTTTAACATGAGTGTATCAACGTGCCTGAAACAGCCGACATATTGGAGAACAGCATCTTGCAGGTTTCCCCCGGATTGCTGTCCACTCTGCTAAAAGACCATACGACGAGCAGGGGCGATGCCGTGTGCAACATATTCTGGGCGACTTCCGACTATGAACACCTTGGCAAAGGGTATGGCTACCATGACCCGATATTGCCCGAACTCATTACGGGTGACAACGGTCAGGTCATCATGCCCCGTGTCCTGAAGCACAAGGACACCCAGTCGGCGCGTGTCCGTGACATGGCAGAGGTGTTCACTCCTGCGTGGGTGTGCAACGCGCAGAACAACCTCATTGACGAGGCGTGGTTCGGCAGGAAAGACGTGTTCAATACGGAATACACGTCAGAGGACGGTACACACGGTTGGAAAACGAATCATGAAAGAATCTCTTTCCCCGAAGGAAAGACATGGAAGGATTATGTCCGTGATACACGCCTTGAAATCACTTGTGGCGAGGCACCCTATATCGTCAGCCGCTATGACGCCACCACAGGCGCGGTTGTTCCACTTGCCGACCGTATCGGACTGCTTGACCGAAAATTGCGCGTTGTCAGTGAGAACACCAAGACTTCCGGTGAATGGCTGGAAGCCGCACAGGAAGCCTACAAGAGCCTCTATGCCTACGAATGGCAGGGCGACAGCCTGCTTATTGCCCGTGAATCCATGCTTGCCTCTTTTGTCGAATACTACCGTGCCAAATTCGGGAAAGACCCGTTGGCGAAGTCTGTCAACTACATCGCCTACATCATTTCGTGGAACGTATGGCAGATGGACGGACTGAAAGGAGTCGTGCCTGACAGTTGCCACGACAAGGTGCATACAGAAATGTCGCTTTTCGGTGAGAATACGAAAGTCGTCACACCTTGCGAGGGATGCAAGACGGACAGCATTTTCAGGCACAACGGCACTTACTGCCTCATAAAGGATTGGCGCGCCCGTGACCCGCAGACTGGGCGTAAAGGCAAGCGAATCCGATACATCGACCTCCTAAAATAAATGCCCATGAAATACTTTTCTTCCCTTAAACTGAAGCTGATATACGTGTTCCGCATCAACGATGCTGCACACGAAGGTTGCCTGAAGATAGGCGAGGCTACTTGTGACGACGAGAGCGTCATCGGGCTGGCCCCCAACAGCAAGCCGCTGAACGAGGCGGCAAGGAAGCGCATCAACCAGTACACGCAGACCGCAGGCATACGCTACGACCTATTGCATACCGAACTGACGCTATACAACCGTGGTGGCTTGCGTTCGTTCAATGATAAGGAGGTGCATGCCGTGTTGGAACGTTCCGGCGTGAAGAGAAAGGTGTTTGACAAGGAGAACAAGGCTAACGAATGGTTCATGACCAGCCTTGATGTCGTAAAGCGTGCCATTGCAGCCGTCAAGGAGGGCAAGGAATCCCTTTTTCCGGGAGAGGTAACAAACGGGCGCAGCCCCATTGTGTTCCGGCCCGAACAGAGGGAAGCCATTGAGAAGACGGAAAGGCAGTTCAGGAAAGGCAACCAGATGCTCTGGAACGCCAAGATGCGTTTCGGCAAAACCCTTTCCGCCTTGCAAGTGGTCAAGAACATGGATTTCAGGCGGACGCTCATCCTGACCCACCGTCCTGTGGTGGACTGCGGATGGTTCGAGGACTTCGGCAAGATATTCTACGACCGCACCGACTTTGCCTACGGCTCCAAGAACAACGGGGAAAGCCATGAAAGCCTTGAACGAAGGGCAAAGACTGACGGACTGCATTATGTCTATTTCGCCTCCATGCAGGACTTGCGCGGCTCTGAACTTGTCGGCGGTAACTTCAACAAGAATGATGAGGTGTTCGCCACGCCTTGGAACTTGGTTATCGTGGACGAGGCGCACGAGGGCACGCAGACCGAACTCGGCAAAGCGGTGATGTCGGAACTGGTCAAGGAGGATACAAAAGTCCTGCGCCTGTCAGGAACACCGTTCAACCTATTGGACGATTTCAAGGAGAATGAGATTTACACATGGGACTATGTGATGGAGCAGCGTGCCAAATGCGAATGGGACAAGACTCACTTTGGCGACCCCAACCCATATGCGGCACTGCCAGCCATGAACATCTATACCTATGACCTCGGACGTTTGCTGAAAGAGTTTGTTGATGAGGACGTGGCTTTCAATTTCCGCGAGTTCTTCCGGGTGGACAAGGACGGCATCTTTATCCATGAACGTGACGTTTCCGCTTTCCTCAACCTGCTTACCAAGGAGGACAAGGAAAGTTGTTATCCTTTCGCCAGCGAGGAATACCGCAATGTTTTCCGCCATACGCTGTGGATGGTGCCGGGCGTGAAGGAGGCAAAGGCGTTGAGTGCATTGTTGCAGCGGCATCCCGTGTTCCAGCATTTCCACATCGTAAACGTGTCGGGTGACGGCGACGAGGACGAAGAAAACCGTGGTGCGCTTGAGATGGTAAATGAGGCTATCGGAAAAGACCCGGACCAGACGCGCACCATCACTCTATCCTGCGGACGCCTGACAACAGGCGTGAGCGTTCCGGCGTGGACAGCCGTGTTCATGCTTTCCGGTTCATATAACACAGCGGCATCCAGCTATATGCAGACCATCTTCCGCGTACAGACACCTGCCACCATCAACGGACGGGTGAAGGAGCAGTGCTACGTGTTCGACTTTGCGCCCGACCGCACGCTGAAAGTCCTTGCCGAGACCGCGAAGATTTCCGCCAAGGCAGGTAAGACCTCGCAGGACGACCGCAAGACGATGGGCGACTTCCTCAACTTCTGCCCGGTCATTTCCATCGAAGGCTCGCGCATGGACAAGTTTGACGTGCCGCGTATGTTGGAACAGTTGAAGAAGGTCTACGTGGAGCGTGTGGTGCGCAACGGATTCGAGGACAACAGCCTCTACAATGATGAGTTATTGAAACTGGGCGATTTGGAGTTGCAGGAGTTTGATGACCTGAAGAAAATCATCGGCCAGACCAAGGCTATGCCCAAGACCAATCAGGTGGATATTAACAACCAAGGGCTGACAAGCGAAGAATACGAGGAAAAGGAGAAGCTGGAGAAGAAATCCAAGAAGGAACTGACCGAGGAAGAGAAGCGCAGGCTGGAGGAACTAAAAAAGAAAACGAAGAACCGCGAGGCGGCTATCTCCATTCTCCGTGGCATATCCATCCGCATGCCCCTGCTCATCTACGGTGCGGAGCTGGATAACGAGGACGAGGAAATCACCATTGACAACTTCGCCGAGAAGATAGATCCGCGTTCCTGGGAGGAGTTTATGCCCAAAGGGGTGAGCAAGCAGAAGTTCAACGCTTTCAAGAAATACTACGACCCGGACATTTTCCGTGCTGCAGGCAAGCGCATCCGTGCGATGGCGAAAGCCGCTGACAAACTGAGTGTGGAAGAACGCATCGGGCGCATCACGGACATCTTCAGCACCTTCCGCAATCCCGACAAGGAAACGGTGCTTACTCCGTGGCGTGTGGTAAACATGCACTTGGGCGACTGTTTGGGCGGCTACTGCTTCTTTGACAGGGAATATGAGCATACCATCGACGAGCCGCATTTCATCGACCATGGCAAGGTGACGAAAGAAGTGTTCACGCCAGACAGCCGCATCCTTGAAATCAATTCCAAGTCGGGCTTGTATCCGCTTTACATGGCTTACAGTATTTACCGCTCCCGGCTGAAAGACAGCACAATCTCTGCCGACACGTTGAAAGAGCAGCAGGCTGTATGGGACAAGGTCGTTGGCGAAAACATTTTCGTGGTCTGCAAGACGCCGATGGCAAAGAGCATTACCAAACGGACGCTCGTGGGCTTTCGCGGAACAAAGACAAATATGTATGCACCCGATGACCTTATCAACAAAATTAAGAACCAACCGGAACTTTTCATCAAAAAAGTTCATGACCTAGCAGGAGACAATATGAGATTCAACGCAGTGGTGGGGAATCCGCCGTATCAAGAAGTAGTAGCTCAGAAAGATACAGATAATGGGCAAAAACGCAGTAGCAGTATTTTCCAATATTTCCAGATGATAAGCGAAAAAATTGGGAAATACACTTCCTTAATATATCCTGGCGCAAGATGGATTCATCGGTCGGGCAAAGGTCTAGAGAAATTTGGCTTGGCGCAGATGAACGACCCCCACTTGGCTATGCTTGAATTCTTCCCTCAATCCACGGACGTGTTCAAGGACGTGGCCATCGCCGATGGATTGTCTATCGTCTTAAAAGACATGGGCAAGAGGGAGAAAGGCTTCATCTATCGCTATTCCAAAGAAGGCAAGGCCATCACCATTCACGCGGACAATCCGGGTGAGGACTTGTTTCCGCTCAATCCTAATGACGATGAGATTGTAAGGAAGTTGGACAAGGTGATAAAAGAGAACGGCTGCTTGCATGATGCGGTATTATCGCAAAAACTTTTTGGCATAGAAAGCGACTTCGTGGAAAAAAATCCTTCTCTTGTCAGGGAATATAACGAGGGAGACACCTTTAACCCCAATACGGAAATAAAGCTATTCACCAACGACAAAGCGGGTAAGAGCGGGCGTGCTCGTTGGTATGTGGCAAGCAAGAATGTTATATCTTCTGGAACAGAGTATTTAGGACGTTGGAAAGTCATTGTTTCAAGTGCGAATGCCGGAGGACAAAAGCGAAGTAATCAAATAGCCGTAATAGATAACCATAGTGCGTTTGGACGTTCACGAGTAGCCTTGAAAACTTTTGAAACAGAAAAAGAAGCACATAATTTCTTCAAATACGCGACCAGTGAAATAATACGGTTCGCGTTCTTAATGACAGATGAGTCTTTGACATCCTTGGCAAAGAAAGTTCCTGATTTATTAAACTATACCGATAGTAACGGGTTAATTAATTATAATGAAGATGTTAATATGCAGTTGTACAGACTTTTTGATATAGCTGATACGCAGCGACAGTATATCAAAAAAGTGCTTTCTACAAAAAAATGA